TAGAATAGATATTGAATAATGAACTACATTTTAGTTGATACTGCAAATACTTTCTTTAGATCCAAGTTCGCTATACAAAGCGATTTGGACAGTAAGATAGGTATGGCGTTGCATATCACCTTTAATAGTATTAGAAAAGTATGGCAAGACTTTAAAGGAGATCACGTTGTATTCTGTTTGGAAGGTAGAAGTTGGCGTAAAGACTTCTATGAGCCTTACAAAAGAAACAGAAAGAATGCCAGAGATGCTAGAACAGAAAAAGAGGTTGAAGAGGATGAAGTGTTTTGGGAAACATTTGATAACTTCAAAAACTTTATAGATCAAAAAACTAATTGTACTGTATTGAGACATGAACAATTAGAAGCAGATGATTTAATTGCAGGTTGGGTCCAAGCACATCCTAACGATAATCACTTTATAATAAGCACAGATGGTGACTTTGCCCAGTTGATTGCTCCAAATGTTGCACAATATAATGGTGTGCAAGAAGTGATGATTACACATGAAGGTTACTTTGATGCAAAAGGAAATAGAGTTAAAGACAAAAAAACTGGTGAAGAAAAGTCTGCTCCAAACCCACAATGGCTTTTATTTGAAAAGTGTATGAGAGGCGATAGTTCAGACAATGTGTTTTCAGCATATCCAGGTGTGCGTACAAAAGGAACAAAGACTAAGGTTGGATTACAAGAAGCCTTTGCAGACAGAGATTCTAAAGGTTATAGTTGGAACAATATGATGTTACAACGTTGGGTAGATCACGAAGGTTTTGAACACAGAGTAATTGATGATTATCAAAGAAATGTAACCCTATGCGATTTATCTGCACAGCCAGAAAATATTAAAACAATTATAAAAGAAACAATAGGTAGTGCAAACACGAAACAGATTGAACAGGTAGGATTAAAATTAATTAAATTTTGTGCAAAATGGGACCTGCAAAAGATTGCAGACTATCCTCAGAGTTACGCAGAGCCATTAAATGCAAAATATAAACCAAATGAGGTAACAGCATGACAAAACTAAAATTATATGCAAAACCTATATTAGAAAATAGATTCTGGATATTAGAATCAAATGGTCAAAAAATAGGCACTATTTGTAAACAAGAAGATAGACGTTATATGTTTAGTTGTGAACAAGGAACTAGACTGTATGATAATCAATCACAACTAGAAGAAAGTTTTACAGGAGATTGGTTTTGGGGTACAACTTTAAGTGCACCTGAAATAGAAGAAGAAAATACTGATAATGATGTGTATGATTATCCTAGTAAGTTCAAACCATTCAATATGGTATTCGACGTAAAGAGAAAATTACCACTTTTTAATAAGAGTAAAAAGTCTAAAAGTTTATATTGTGCAGGATATTACATTATTAAATTTGAAAAAGGTTGGGTAAGAAGTTATTGCCCTAAACTATTAACACTAGAAAGATATCCTTTTAAAGGTCCTTTTAGAACTATATTGGAAATGAAAACGGAGTTAGCCAATGCAAACAAACGAACCGATTAACACCAGCAGTTTACAACAATTCATACAGCAAGTTAAAGGTGCTGATATGAGCAACCAAAAAGAAGTGCGGATTCCTATCCAACAAGCCAAACAACTCACGTATGCACTTGCCACAATACTTGCCCGTTTAACAGGCGATTATGAAGCATTAATGAGCCGTAAATCAACAGAACAGGATACTGTAGAAGTTAAAGTAGACGGCGGTAAATTATAATACAACCGAAAAACTGATAAATACTCATATATAGAAAACGTATGAGTAGACCTAAACCAACAGTACTTTTGGAGTACACAAACAAGAAAGACTACAAGTCTGAACAAATCCTAGCGGCTGAAGGCATATGGGCAGTGTTTTATCAAGGTAAAGCATTTAACCTTAAGTCCGCTAATTTGCTTAATAACTACCCAGGACCTAAATACAAAAAGGTTAGTTTTTCAAACCCTGGACACGCCTTCAATCTAGCCAAAAAATTGAATACACTATTCAACACTGAAGAGTTCACGGTGGTCAAATTGACACAGGGTGAAACTGTCAGTGAAAAATGAATTGGAAAGAAACCTACACTAAAATATTCCTAAAACAAGCCAACATTTCAATTGGTGAAAATACTCTAAAAGAGTATATGCCTATGTGGTGGAAAAACAGTAGAAGTAAAGCAACTGGTGGTTTAAGACTTACTGATGATGGCATAACATTTGTAAAAGAAAAGTTACAGGTGCAAACTTATGATGTGCCTTTCCCCAACGATTTTAACCTTACCACTCAAACAATTATATTCTTAGACAAATATATTGACTGTCCATACTACCTAGCAGATGACGGTGTCATTGTAACCAACGAAAAGAAGGCTATGGAACTGATGTTATTTTCTGGAGATATTAGAAAATACGGTCTCAATAAGGCAATTTCACGCATAGAAACTGTGGAATAGTTATCCACAGGCTAAATCACCCGCATAATCATTGACGTTTTTAAGCAATCTTTCTGGTTGACTTTTTTGGTACTAGAATATATTATTAAACTATAACAACAATTTATTAAGGAGTACAAAACAATGCCTAAGAAAAGCACACAAGAGTCTGGACTTACAACTAGACAACTTTCGCCTAATAAAGCAAAGGCGAGTATATTACACGCACTAAAGATTAAAAGACCAATATTTTTATGGGGAGGCCCTGGTATTGGTAAATCTGAAGTAGTTCACCAAATTGCTAAAAACATTGAAGCAAAGGTGATTGATATCAGATTAAGTTTATGGGAGCCTACAGATATTAAAGGTATTCCATACTTTAATTCAAAAGAAAACAATATGGTATGGGCACAACCTTCGGAATTGCCTACATCAACATTGGCTAAAAAACATAAAAACATTGTATTGTTTTTAGATGAGATGAATTCAGCGGCACCTAGTGTACAGGCGGCGGCTTATCAACTTATCTTAAACAGAAAAGTAGGAACTTACACATTACCTGATAACGTATTAATTGTAGCGGCAGGTAATAGAGAGGCTGACAAAGGTGTTGTATATAGAATGCCTGCTCCGTTGGCAAACAGATTTATCCACTTGGAGATGAAACCAGAGTTTGATGACTGGTTAGAGTGGGCAGTAAACCATAACATCCATAAAGATGTTGTAGGTTATCTAACTTTTAGCAAGAAGGACTTGTATGACTTTGATCCGAAATCACCAAGTCGTTCTTTTGCTACGCCAAGATCCTGGTCTTTTGTGAGCGAATTGCTTTCAGACGACCTTGATGAAAACACTGTGACTGACCTAGTCAGCGGTGCAGTGGGTGAAGGACTTGCAGTTAAGTTCATGGCCCATAGAAAGGTAGCATCTGAGTTACCTAATCCATCTGAAATATTAGATGGCAAAATAACAGAAATGAAATCTAAAGAAATATCAGCAATGTACTCACTTACGGTTTCATTATGTTATGAACTCAAAGAAGCAAATGACAAAAAAGATAAGAAGTTTGATACGAAAGTAGACAAATTCCTTAGATTTATGATGGACAACTTTGATACAGAACTTGTTGTTATGGGTATTAAGTTGGCATTAACTCAGTATCAATTACCTATTGATCCTGATAAGGTCAAATGCTTTGATGAATTCCACGAAAAGTTCGGCAAATATATTACAGCCGCTCAAAGCACCAACTAATAGTGTTTAGAATAGGGCACTTTTCGAGGTGCCCTATTACCAAAAAATGCTTGACTCAACTACCAAAAGAATGTATAATAATAATATGACCGCACAAATAATGGAACAAGAAATAGAACAATTAACACCAGAACAAATTGATAGGCTAAGACCCGAAGTTTTAGATAAGATTGTTGTTGCAAGAGTAGGATTGCTTTTAAGACATCCTTTCTTTGGTAACATGGCTACAAGATTAATAATAAAAGAATGTGATGAGTGGTGTCCAACTGCCGCAACTGATGGCAGACACCTATACTACAACACAGAGTTTTTCAGCAAGATGTCTAGTAAAGAAATTGAATTTGTAATTGCACATGAAATCTTGCATTGTGTATTTGATCACATGACAAGAAGAGAAGATAGAGACCCACAACTTCATAATATCGCTTGTGACTATATTGTGAACAATACATTAATGGATCAGAACATTGGTGAGAAACCTAAAGACGTACAAATATTCCAAGACTACAAATACAGTGGTTGGTCTTCTGAAGCAGTCTATGATGACATCTACAAAAAAGGTAAAAAGGCTATGGAACAAATAGGCAAACTTTTAGATGAACATATTGATTGGGAGAAAGAAGAAGGAGCAGGTGCTGGTAAAGGAAAAAACAAAGACAAGAAAGATGGTGGCAGTAGACCCGTTTACAGTAAAGCAGAAATGGAACAAATTAAAAACGAGGTAAAAGAAGGTATGCTACAATCTGCACAGGCGGCTGGTAATGAAAACTTACCTGAAGCAATACAAAGAATTATTAATCAGTTTACAGAACCTAAAATGAACTGGAGAGAATTATTACAACAACAGATTCAAAGTGTTGTTAAAAATGATTACACTTGGGCAAGACCAAGCAGAAAAGGTTTTGGTACAGGTGTTATTTTACCTGGCACAAACTACGAAGAAACAATTGATTTGTGTATTGCTATTGACACATCAGGTTCAATTATGAATGAACAAGTGAATGACTTCTTAAGTGAAGTACAAGGCATAATGGAACAATACAAAGATTACAAAATTAAAATATGGTGTTTTGATACTGAAATACATAATGAGCAAGATTTTTCTGCTAATGATTATGGCTTAGAGCAATACTCTATAGAAGGCGGAGGCGGTACTGACTTTGATGCAAACTGGGAATACATGAAAGAAAATGATATAGTACCTAAGAAGTTTATTATGTTCACAGATGGTTATCCTTGGGATAGTTGGGGAGATGAATCATACTGTGATACATTATTTGTTATAAATGGACACCATGATAAAAATATGGAAGCACCTTTTGGTACAACTGTTCATTACGATAATGTTTCCTAAAAACAACACACCCAATCCACTTAACATCTACGACTGTAGAAAGTTCGCAAAAAAACCTCACGGTTTAGAATTTTTACAATTAGATTACACAATGTTTGATCAGTCATTAGAAGGAATAGAAAAATGGATTTTAGAAAATCTAAAAGGTAGATATTATGTTGGCAAACATCTTGCCGTTGATAACCAAAATAGAATAAGGAATTTTATTTTGGTAGGATTCGAAAATCCAAAAGAACTGTCTTTGTTCAATCTTAGTTGCCCTTACATACATCGTTAATAAGTATCTTTGTATATACAAATAAAGGAGCATTTTAAAATGACAGATACAAAGACAAAGACTGTGCAATCTCCATTACCAGAACAAGCAACAGGTCAAGCACCTGCTGAAGCCAAACCACAAGTTGGCGCTGGAGCAGAATTAACTGTTCAAGACTTGACTGTGTTAAGAACAATAATTGATGTTGCAAGTCAAAGGGGCGCCTTCAAAGCCAATGAAATGGCAATGGTAGGAGCAACCTTTAATAAACTAGACGGCTTTTTAAAGATTGTTGAAAAATCTCAAAAAGACGTAAACAAAAAACCTGAAGATCAGGCGACAGCGGAGAAAAAATAATGGCTGATTTAAAACACGTAGGAAAAATGAAAGGCAGTGACGAAAGAGTTGTTGTGCCTTACAGAACAATCCCAGGCGACAGTCATTCGGCAGTTGTAATTTCGACGGCTAAATTATCACCAGAAGATCATGACGCAATGATGAAAGCAGTTGAAGGCAATGCAGGTCAAACTGCATTTGAATTGTACGAAGTGTTAACAAGAAGTGTTACACCAGATGGTCAAAATATGTTGGTAAAATTCCATACAAATGGAAATATGCAAAAAGTATCAACTGACTCTGTGGTAATGACACCTAACACAACTACAACAATTGGTTTGGATGAATTGAATAAAATAATCGCAGAACAGAAAGGTATATCAATTGATGACCTTGCTGTAAAACCAGACACTGCTACTACGGCGGCGACGGCTCAAACGGCTAGAAATACTGAAGCATTATCAGATGATCAGTTAGCGGCTCAAATGAGAAGTCAAGCAGATCGTTTCTACAAAGAAGCGGCAAGACTACGTAAAGAAGCAGAGACATTGTCACCAAAAAAAGAAAAGTCTAAGTAAAAACACGTGTCTGTTGTGGTCAAGTTTACTAAAAAAAGATTGCCTAAGGAAGTGGTGGCACATTGGCCGGAGATCTTTTCCGACCTTCATGTGGAGTCTATCCCTGTAGAATATTTGCTGTCTATTAAAGTAACATTTAAAGATGGCAAAAATTGGGAGATTAGACTCAAAAACAACAGACAAAAGATGACCAACAAAGAGTTGGAAAAGCAGATTACAGAACTATTCAAGACCTACGGAGACGCTATCAAAAACGTCGATTTTAGACTGGATACTAACAAGGTCAAGGCAGACATCACAAAACGCACTAAAACCTTCTTAAAAAAGCGAAAATGAACTATCCAGCAA